AAATAAAACGCCGCTCTCCTGCGACATTCCCGTCTAGGGACTATCACAAAATAGCGGCGTTTCGTTTGAACTGCCTTTTTTATTGTGCCTAATTATAGCACAAATTATTCGCTTTTTGCACGTCTTCGCAAGTCTGCCGTTGTCTCTCTCATGCCCAACTTGCCACGCTCTATGGCATCAACGAAAAGCAACAAGGCTTGACGAACAAGCATCCAGAAATCTTTGTCACTCACTTATCAAATCCTTTAGGGGCGTCTCTGTAAGCATCTGCCCATAAACGCCATCCTCACTCGCTTTGGATAACTGAGAAATATCGAATTTGCCAGCCACCCAAGCCTCGTGCTTTGTTTTTCCCATCATGGCAACCTGTGTACTCTCGTCCTGCTCTGCGAACCAGTCCGCGCCGCCCTGTTCAACCGGGTTACCCCTGCTTGTTAGTGGCAACATAGTGCAAAGCCCGTTGTGATGATCGTTTAGCGGCTCATCAAGCCCGTGTTCTGTACCATGCTTGTTTACGCACGACATGCAGGTTCTACCTGGTATCAATGCAGAGAACCACACCCAACCAAATACCACGTTTGCGTTGGCAATATAGCGGGCGCGGCTTGCCTCGCGGTAAGCGTAAACCTGCGAAGTCCTCACCATCCGTAAGGCGTCTGTCAAGCCAAGCCCCAAACCCTCTCTGACCAGTCTTGACGCGGTTTTCTCTGCCCCGTACCCAAGCGCAACGGATTCAATCAGCATGTCCGCTATTCGCTTTGCGTTGTACTCGCCGTACTTTGTAAGGCGCTCGTACAGTGCCCCGTCAACGTCCAGAAAGCCTACAATGGACTTCACCGCACCCAGCGGTATGTCCTGCGCAACGTACCCCTCTATACCCAATGACTGAATAACAAGCTCGGCTGCGTGAGATGAGCCGAGGCTTAGTGCAGCGTCAGCGATCTCCTGTATTTCTATACCAAGATAACCTTGATACTGCGCAAGCTCCGCATTTAGAATGCTAATAAACCGCTTGTAGCGTGCCAATTGCCTAACCTTGTTTGGGCTTGGGTCTTCCATGCCAGCAATCTCAATCACAAGCGCGTCAACCAAGTCTTTTAGGCGCTCGGACATTTTGCCGTAAGAGTTGATAATCTTTGCAATCGCTGCGGCGTCGTCAGCGTCTAGCTCTGCTCTGAGTTTCTTCGCAAGCTCTATCACATTATTAGGCACTATTGACCTCTATCAAATCTGCTAAGTATCAAACCACCGATATTGTCAGCGTCCTGCGCTTCGCTGCTGATCCGCTCTTTCTCGTCTTCCCAGTCGTACCCGCGTTTTTTAGCAGCTGTTTCTTTGCTTGCGATACCAAGAGCAACGTCAGATGTCAAGGCGTTAATTTGGGCTATGTCATCTTCCGGCAGTGCCTTATCCCACACCACGCGCCCGGCGTCTCCGTTCATGCCGTTTAGCAGAAGCAGCCGCCTGTTTAGTTCGCGCAACCCGTCACCGTAAAGGCGTCTCTTTGTTTCCAGCTTGTCGAGCGCGTCTTTATACAGGACACGAAGAGCAAAGTTTGTAATCTGACCAACCTTGTCCTTGAACGTGGACGGGTCAGGGCTTCTGGCGATTGACATCATTGCGTCTCTCAGCATGATGGCAAACTCTCGCATTCCAGACAAGTCACCGCCAGCCTCGAGAGCCTTGACTTCGGCCTCTGGTGATTGCGTTGTCAAAATCTTGTCAACACCCCAATTTGAGATATTCATAGTGCCAAGCATCTTGCCCCAAACGCGTTGATGAGCCTGCAATCTCATGACCTTCTGCGCGTTTGAAAGCGTCATGTTGATGGCGTCGTTTATTTCAATGACATCTTCAGTTAGGTCAGGGCGTCCATACTGACTACCAGCAAGCGGTAGATTTTTCCAATGCACAAGCGGGGCAAACTCGTACTCCCAAACAACAGGGGAGTCTTCCATCTCTTCCATCTTGCCATGTCTGTTCTGCTTGTAATCGTGGACAAGCCACGTCTTGCCCTCTGTATCTTCGTCTGGCGCTATAACCTGTTGCCTGCGCAACTTGCGCTCATTGCCGCGCTCGTCGTATTCAATGATGGTGTAGGTGATTGAATAGCCAATAATCTTTTTTATGTTTTCCTGATCGACTACGATCTCCAGCGTCTCAGGGTCGATCACCTGCATATCTGGATAATCGTCATCGCTCAGTATCTTCACTGCACACACGCCAGACACCGCGCCATAGTCTGCGAGATCGTAAAGCATTTCTGCCTTGTTGTTCTTCTGCCAGACTTCGTCAATATATGCCTGCTCTGGTGTTTCGCCGTCGCCTGGCAAGTCAAAGCGCACATCTTTCTCCCCGCCGAACAACAAAGAAACACTGCGATCCACAAGCAGGCCAGTGAAATTAACGATAATATTGTCATCGGGGCTGCGAGGTTTTACGCGCAACGGCTTATCATGCACCCCGCGACGATAGCGCCAGCGGCGCTTGATCCCCTTTGAGCGGTCATCGCTATCGTCAAAGTATTCGCTTACAGCATCTTTTAGTATTGATTTTATCCAGTTCTTTAGCATTTATACCTACCAATCCGAGTATAACTCGGCAAATGGGTCGTCTATGTACTCAGCAGGAGAAGCGGCTGCATACCATGCAAGCGCCAAACTTATAACTGTATCGTCGTGCCCGTTCCCGTCAGCGGCAAGCCGCCACGCTCCAGTTTGCGTCTGCGATGAAACAAACGTATACATCTCGTGCTTTTGAGCAGGGATGTCTAACAAACGCAATCCATCCGTGTGAATACCCTCGTACAAATCAGACATTATTCTTGCCTTGCTTTTGTTCGTCGTAGTGAATGGCGTAATCGGAACGCCATCAGCCATAAGCGCCTCGATGTTCACGGAGCCAATGCTGTTCATCTCAGCACACACACTGGAGCAATGCCACTTGCGCGACATCTCAGCGATACGCCTGCGCTGCTCTGCCCATGACAACTTTCTAATATGCAATAAATCAACCTGAACATTGGCAGTCATGTCAATGACAGGCATGGCGGTGTAATCATTCGTTTGCCCGAAGTCAAGACCTGCAACATAATTATGATCTTTGTTGTACGTCGCTCCAAGCGGGGCAGTAAACACGTCAGACAGGTCACCAAAATAAGAATTACCAGATGTAATAAAGCAGGTGGTAGCATCCTCCGGGTATTCCTGAAGAAACAGGCCGCGCAGCTCTTTCTTTTTGTACCTCCGCCAATTGATCTGCTCTTTCGATAAGCCGTGCAAATCAACCAGTGCCCTCTCTTCGTCTGTGTACACAATGTCGCCTTCTAGTGGCAACCTGTACTCATCGTCCCACCACCAGGGATAGAAGTGCAGCGCCCAGACACCATCTCCGCGCAATGCTTCCATGCAACGCTCGTAAAAATAGCCCTGCGCACCGTTCGGGGTACTCTCGAGGATCACATCTGCGCGACCGCCCTGCATGGCACCGGCGACCAATCTGTCCGCACTCTTCCAGAACGCGACCTCAGAGCCGTGAAAATCTGTGTATGATCCGCCGCGCCCCTTCTCCTTGCTGCCAGCAGTAGCAATCAGGCTTTCGCTGCCATAGTCCGGGTACGTCGCCAGCCTTGCATTGGCATACTCTCTCGCTGGTTGTATGTTGCCAAATTTGCAATGCTCCCAGAAGCGGGTTTCCATGCGACGCAATATCTGCGTTGTGTCGTCATCATGCGCCAGTGTGATCGTAGTCCTTGCGCCTGTCACTTTTCGCCTGAACATCTCGCCCTGCGTGTATGTGCTAAACCCAAGCTGCCTGGCTTTTAGAACAAGGTCACGCCCCGTTCTGTTAGCGTGGAAATGAGCTTGCGCCTTGTTCCATTTCAGCGGAACAAGGTTTTTGTTTTTGTCCATAACTTTCAGGAACTTATCAGCGAAAAGCTGCGGGTCACTCGTTATCTGCTTCGGGGTTGTCATTTTCTATGAATTGCGCCCAAGTGATCTTTCCGGTGATGTCTGTTTTCGATTTATCGCCCCAGTTTTCTGGGTCACGGCGTTTCAGGAAGCTCTCCGCTGCGCGCCAGTCTTTATCAGCAGATTTCACCATCTTCTCGGCCATTTTAGCTAAGCAAATAGCGTTAGAAGTCTCCACCGCCTCCAAAAACTGTAAATATTTGTTTTTTCTTGTCGCTTCTCGCCCCTTTTGCATCCATAAATTGAACGCAGAATAAGAAACTCCTGCTATAGCAGCAGCAACATTATAAGTCGCCCCATTCTCAATAGCTTTACAAATAAGGTTTTTTGTTTCCTCTGTCAGCTTAGATGGTCTAGCCATGACTTCTCACTTTCTTCCTTATTTGGCAGAACTGGCAACATGACGGTTTCGAGCAAACCGCCACCCCGCTTTACGTCAGCTATCTGCTGGAGCAAGTCCGTTCTTGTCTCATCTGCCTCCAGCACAATACGAACAGACCCGCTTGCCATGATTTGAACGCGGATGACCTCGAATAGCGCATTGATAGTTTCAAAATTCATTTCTTGAATTATAGCATATAATCACGGCGTGTTAAACGAAAAGAAGGCTGCAATAGCCCTCTTTTTGCATCTTTTCTCCTACTCAAAACTATACTTCTCAACATATCTCAGGTTAACCTGAGCCAACCACTCCAGCATCACATCGCGCCCGAACATCTCGCAGTGCCTTCGCCAGTATTCCCTGTGCATATGGTCGTTATCCAATATGCGTGACACGTTGCAAGCGTGGCAGACTGGGGTGAGGTTGTAGATTTTGTCAAGGTTCTTGTCTTTGGTATATTTGCCTTTTCTGGCGTGGATTATGCAGTGGTGTAACTCTGAGGCTTGCGCCGTTTTGCAGTTCGTACACATCCAGCCCCAAATCTCTACGATGTCGTGGCGCATTCTGTTATCTATCAAAAAAGCCTCGGGAGAATAAAAACAAAGAACACAATCACAACGATCAGGTTTATTGCAAGACCAATTCTATTAATTGTTTTCACTTTTCGCATCTTCCCAATGGGCGAGCGTAAGCGGAACGGGGTTCTATATTTCCCCCGTCCCATTACAATACACACACTCGCTTGAGTTCCAAGAATAATTGTCTACTCCATCTTCGCAATAGGGACAGGGGGAAATATCCGTTTCCGCTTCACGCAGTAGTTGGGCTGCGCGTGGCTTAGACCACCACTCATAATGAAAGCACAAGAAAGACAAGCTAAACGCACCATGCCATACATAAATCCGAAATGGCAATGCCCAATCTCTGCCTTCTACATAAAAATCATAATTCTTCTTTTCTTGCATATCCATAAGCAGTCCTTTCTACTGCGTCTACGCTCGCCCATTGGGGTGACCAAGCCCCCACTTCCGGGGAGCGAAGCGTCAGCCCATGCGGAGTTGGGCTGCTTCCAAATCACCAGATTACCAGTGGTACATCGCCAACAATATCGGAGTGCCAAATACGATTACCAACAGACAAATAAATGCTAGAGCAATAAACAGGTTATCAATTACATCTCTGACAGCATAACGACGATTTGCCTTTTCAATCTGCTCTCTAGCTTTTTTGGGATCAGTCTCATGTATCACACGAATCTCCAAACCGTCCACATTTACGATTTCATCCATTACTTCTCCTATTCGACGCATCTTCAAAAGCGTCAGACCAACGGCTTGCGTAAGCGGCGGGGCGCTTCACAAGCCTTACAGTTATCAAAACTTTTGCCGTTATATTTGCCACAATATTTACAGACCCACGATCGCCCCGTCCGCTGCACGCTTTGTTGGGCGGACGCTTCTGCAACAACCTTGACAATTAGGTAATCTTCATCGCTTTCTTCGGCATACTTTTTAACAAGTTTAATCGCTTCTTCAACATTATCTGTACCATAAAAGCGACGTGATTTCCTCTTGCCTTTAGTCTGCTTCCAGTGTTTGTGGATAATAAAGTAGTTGCCTAAAACACTTGCCATGTTTCAACCTTTCTATTGAGCAGTCAGCCCAACTAGGTGATATGCGGAATGTAACAAAATCTAACAATCATAACTCTTCGGTGGGCGGAGCTTTGACACCCCGCCGCACCTACTAAAGGAGGAGAAGAAACACGTCACCGTGTAGCTCTTTACAGAGGGAATGGATCATCAAACTCTGGCTCTTCTGGTTCTCGGTATTCGTATTGCGGCGCGGCCTGCTCAATAAGTTGCTCTTCACCTTTCAGCCAACGCTCATCATTTGCCCATTCTTCAGCCTGCCCTGACAACTGCGCCATAAGGCGATAATTTTCTTCGCCAACATATAGACTTTCAAGCTGCGCACCATTTGATATTGCAGGAAGGAATGTGTCCGGCTGCGTTGTTTCGCTTGTCTTATTTCCCTTACCAACAACGTCTGACGAGAACTCACCATAAGTTCCGATGCTTTGCCAGAAATACCAGCTTGGCAATACGCTGTCTTTGCCATCAACACTCACCGTTGCCCATTGGCGACGCGCGTCTGCGCTATGATCTTTCCACGCACGAAAGGCATTGCTAAGATATTGAGTTGCATATCCTTTCGCAGACAACACGACAACGCCTAAATATTCAAGTTTTCCGGCGTCGTTTTTTGCGGCGACTAAGCAAAGCGTTTGGCTGTGAGACCGATCTGTCCAGCGCTTGCGAGTCTTGATAGGCGCAACGGTCAAAGCGCGCCCGGCCACTACAGACCCGAAATGTCGCTCCTCTTCTGCAAATCCATTTGGAAGATTGCTAAACTCAGAGAGGAACAAGTCATCTTCCTGAGTTTCCCATCCACCAAAATGAGCAACGCCACTAGCCGACTTCAGGATTTTTTTGCCGTGTGTCCAGTAAAAAATTGGAGCAACGAACGGAAGCTGAATGCCATCGTCTTTTGCGTTTGGGTTAATTTGTTTCGTATCTTGCGGGACTTGAATTGTCATTTTGTTTCTCCTGTTTATTATTGTTTATCTTTTATTCGCGGATTCATTTATTCGTTGTGTTTTCTTACAAGCCATGCTCCTAAAAAACTAATTCTACGCCCTTCTCTGCCATGATACGGGCATTTTCCTCGCAATAATAACACGATAAGCCAATGCCAAAAGCCTCAACAAACTTAGAGCACTGACACCCGCGCAAGTAGTCTTCGAGAAACAGACGATCATGTAAAACCTTTGTTCTGACGCCCAGCAAAAGAAGTTTGCCTTCTTCGCTGTCAGGGT